ATGAAAAAATCGGTTTATAAAGCAAGTGGTTTATGGAACCAACAATCTTTCATAACTCTTTTTGTCGCAACAAGCGAAAAAGATGTGCTTTCAACAATAGCATTTTTGGCAAATTTAGGTGGCGCTAGGGTCGATGAGCTATCTATTGAACGTTTTTGTTCCGTGCATTAGTGTAGTTAAAATGAAGAAACGGGACTAATGGCAAAAGCCGCAGAACGTAAAATAGAAAAACGCAAACGACAAAAGGAATTAGGTGTGACTAAGATAGAGTTATTTCTTGGTGAACAGGGATTAGAGATTCTCCCAAGAAATTGCGTAATATGTAGGCTAGGCAGGGCGCTGTACAACGTAGCCAACTATCTTTTTATGTGAGCATTGATGGCTGTTCATTGTGTCCACTCCCTGTAGCGCTGAATAAAAGGCGTGTAAGGGAGGTAATGATCAGCTACTGATAGTTGTTTAAGTGAGGAGCATAAATGCTGGGTAACTCATGGATGACACGGGCTAAAATTGATGTCACAAAATCTCACAGATAGTTCAAATTTAACGTGTCACTATTAATTTTGATGGGTATAGAAGATGCACTGTTTTCCTCTTTTTTACCCTTTATTTTTTTACTTGAAATTTATTGATTAAAAATCAATGTGTTAAGAATCACTGAAATATAGAAGGTATTTTTCATAAAATCAGATGTAATTTATTGTTGAACATGGTTTTTTCATGATAATTTATAGTTCACTGCCGTATAGGCAGCTTAGAAATACAAAATAGAATTCGGACGGGATAAAGAAGTGTTCACTGCCGTATAGGCAGCTTAGAAAGCACATGACTGCTTCGCCAAGCGCTCTTTTCCGTTCACTGCCGTATAGGCAGCTTAGAAAAGTAATCGGAATGTATTAACAACATGAAAATCGTTCACTGCCGTATAGGCAGCTTAGAAATTCAAATGAGGGCGAATAAACAGAACGTGGTAGTTCACTGCCGTATAGGCAGCTTAGAAAGAAATCTGCATGATGAAAAAAGGCTAACATACGTTCACTGCCGTATAGGCAGCTTAGAAAAAATGCACATCAGCAACCGGTACCAGCTGTTTGTTCACTGCCGTATAGGCAACTTAGAAACAGATAGCAGTGCGTGGTTACGTTAAATTCCTTGCTTACTACACCGATAATGATGATGCCCTCCAGTCAGCTACAGATGTTTATTTAGACGATGTAGCACAAAAACGTGCTCACAATATCCCAGCAACCAAATCCTTTGATGCTTTCCGCTATTGGGTAGTAGAGCAATCTGGCCGTTATGAAACGTTCGAAATGCCAGACGGTAGCCTACGCCGTGTCGCTAAATCAATCAGCTTTGCAAGAATGGATGACCTAGCTTTTGGCGAACTCTACAAAGCCACACTCGATGTGCTTTGGAACTTCATTCTATTCCGTAAATTTCCCACCCAACAAGCTGCTGAAAATGCAGCTGGCCAGCTATTGGATTTTACCTAGAGGCAAGACCAATGATCCAAAAATCGAAGATCAAAGAAGAGAAGCAGTGGTTATCAGATGTAGCCGAACTTGGCTGTGTTTGCTGCCGAAATATGGGATATGGGGCAACTCCTGCGGAAATCCATCATACACGAACAGGGCAGGGTATGGCTCAACGAGCTAGCCACAAAGATGTTTTGCCGTTATGCCCACCTCACCACTGTGCTAGCTACGATACTGGTTTTCATGCAGCACCCAAGAGGTGACAAGAAATTCACGGCACAGAAGCAGAACTACTCGAGCAAACCCAAAAAGAAGTGATGGAGCTGCGTGCTTGTCGCACTTGATGACCATATAAAAAATATTGTTGATATGTAATAGGCGGTGAACCAATGAAACTCGAAAATGCACTGAAAAACTTTCACCCTAAGTCACCTACATTCGGCAATGTAGCAAGTTGCACGTCCCCTGACCGAATAACAGGCACAGATATTATGGCGGCTATGGGGATGACCGAGTCACAGGCTAAGTTTGGCATGACAGCGTTTCTAGCGAAGAATGATATCAGCGAAGAAGATAAATTTTCTACCGTGGAAGCCTTGACCCAATATGCTAAAAAAACACACCAAGGCTGGTGGCTAAAGCAGCAGGTAAAAAGTTGGGTTACTGTCTAATTATTCTGGCCAAGATGGCATTTGAAGATTATGCCCGTTCAGCAGGGCTTGTTTGTCAGTGTTCAGCGTGCAATGGAAGAGGGTTGATCTACAAAATGAAAGATGTTGTCAAACACCCCGGTATCACAACACTTGAAGGCGAAGCGATTATTGATCCAAATATCAGAGAGGAATTGGTAGGTGAGCTATGTGTTTCTTGCAATGGCAAAGGTCAAATCACACACCGTTGTCGCTGTAAAGGCCGAGGCAAGGTATTAGACGAAGCACAAACTAAGTTGCAGGGCGCTACTGTATTTAAAGATTGTCCTCGTTGTGAAGGTAGGGGATTTAAGCGCGTACCATCATCAATAGTGTTTAATGCGATAAAGCACTTAGTACCCGATTTAACTCAATCATCATGGTCACGTAATTGGAAACCTTTTTATGAGAAACTGTTTCGCAAGTGTATTGTAGAAGAAAATATAGCGAAAAAGGCATTTAAGAAAGTTGCTATTTAGATTACATGCAATATTAGTATAATAATATAGTCATTAATCAATGTGATTAGTTAAAGGAATAGGTAGCAAAAAAATGACTAGTAAAATTTATACTAATGAAAATATTACCATTTCATCTCTGCTCGACACATACAGGGAGGCATCGATTGATGTATTTCGTGCATCTACAGATCCTGATGTAACTGAAATGTTTGCGATAAAAGAATTTAATGTGCCTGTTCGAGTTCATTTGCATGCAAATAAAGAATATATAACACTAGTATTTATTTATGAGACATCTAACCTCATTAATGATGAACAAAAACTACGCATTATTAATCAAATCAATGAGGAGTGCTTGCTCATCAGGGCGTATATGAACGAGGACAGTGCAGTGCTAATCCAAACTGATATATGTTTAGTTGGAGGCATAGCAGAAAGCAATATAATATCCACTACAAATTTATTTTGCATGACAATCAGTAATATTTTTAACGATGAAAGAACAGGGTTGCTTTTTGCATAAAACTGGCTTATTAACTTCTAATAATGGGCATTTTATACTGAGTCGCATTAAACCAATTCAAGACCTCGCAAATTGAACTGCACCCCAAAAGTTAGACTTTTTAGGTGCAGTTTATCGGCGGGGGTTTTTATATTGTACTATGCGGTAGTATTACACAATATAATAAGTGAGAAACTACAAGGAATGATGATTTGGTAAGCTATGAGGATTTTATATGGTATGTTTTTATAGTTGTTATATGCAGTAATTTTTCAATTCCAATAGCATTTGTTGCTGCATTTATAAAATAAAACACACCTTCGTTAGGGTGCTATGCTCGCTCATAATTATATTCCTTGCGATCCCGTACATTGTAATGGCACTAGATTTGGCTAGGATCATTCAACTGTAGAGCTCATATTTGCAATTTGTAACGATAATCGAACAACTCATTCAGAAGATCGCTTATGTGGTCTTTTTTCGTATATGCCGACCACAGAATTCTAATCATACACACTTAATTGACGCATAGAGATTGTGCGCGGCTTTCTATTAACTAAACATCGGACACTCCATCGGGGGTGGATATGCGTATGCCACATAGAGATCCAAATAACTATAGCTGGTTCCGCGAGGTGCTTATCTTATTGATGACCATGCTCGGCGTGGCTGCCAGCTATGCATATAAGGTTTTAAACGGAGAGAGGTTCAGCTGGCGGACTTTTATCTTACAAGCAATTGTTGCGGTATTTGCTGGCGCAATTGTATTTCTTGCATCTAGTTACTATCAATGGGTTCCTGAAATAGCTGGAGGAGCAGCTGGCTTTGCTGGCTGGTCTGGTGCTGAGCTCATTAAAACAATCGAAAAGCGTTTTTTAAGGAAGGTATCAGGTGAGTAAATTTAAATTCAGTAAACGCAGTGAAGAGAACTTAAGAGGTGTTCACCCCGATCTGGTTAAAGTGACACGTCGAGCACTAGAGTTAACGAGCGTTGATTTTATGGTCATTGAAGGCAAGCGCAATGAAGCTCGTCAGCGTCAGCTGGTGGCAAGTGGTAAAAGCCAAACCATGAATAGTCGACACTTAACAGGTCATGCTGTTGACTGTGCGCCATTAGTTAATCGTGATATTCCCTGGCACGATTGGTCTAAGTTCAAGTTAGTTGCTGATGCAATGCTTCAAGCAGCTAGGGAGCTAGGTGTTGATCTCGAATGGGGTGGTAATTGGAAGAGTTTTAAAGATGGTCCTCATTTCCAATTAACACATAAATCATATCCGGCTTAATGCTTACAGAGGTCATTATGAAATTCGATAAGTCATTTTGGCTATTTATCATGGTAGTGATATTAGGCTGGTGGATTGTTGCTGAGCATGATACGAGAATTGAAGTCCAAAAAGAGAATAAGCAGTTACGCCAAGATAATAACAGTCTAAGCGAAATCATTTCTATGCAATCACTTCAATTTAACCGGTTTAATCAAATCGCTTCAGTTGCATACCGAAACGGCATTCAGGCCGATACCAAAGCACAGGAGAAAATCATTGAATATCGTACGATACTCAAAAAAGAGTCTGTTTGTGATCCTCTTGTGCCCCAGCATATTGCTAACGGGCTGTACGAGTACACAAACGAGTTACGTTTCAGCGCAATGCACGCCGATACCAGCAACATTAACTGAGCCTGTTCTAGCACCACTACCGCCCGATAGTGATGGAAAAACATTGTTATATTCACAGACCATTCTATGGATCCCCCTGTTATTAGCGACAATTGATAAAGCCAATCAGCAACTAGGTGCTATCAGGGGAATTGAACAACAAAGAGTTTCAGAGTAACAACAGGTAATGAGCATGAAATATTATATCAAGCTATCTTTCCTCACACCCAGTGAACGAGATATCAAGGCAATCATTGAACGAGTTAACCATGAGCTGTTAGGTAAGCCATTAAATGACGAGACAGCAAAAGAAGCTCGTGAATTAGCGCTAAAGTATGCAACGGATATGATTTCAGTTGAGTCTGAACTGACGTATTAGTATTTATTTGAATAATTTTCTACAAACGTCATTCATAGAGTGGCGTTGATAGAACCTCCTCTAAATTACTCGAGCGCGACCACATTTAGAGGAGGGGTAAAAAGCTAGATAGTAAACTCGAATGAATTGTCAATTGTCCCAGCAGTAACTACGCAACTGACAGTAATTGCTGATGATGGAATTTCCAATTCATCCATCAAACCCGAAAAAACAGATTTGATGAGTTTTTTGGCATTCTTTTTCCTTTCATCACTATTGCTACCAGAAGGGCTAAACGTTCCAGTGATATTTGTATCTACTTCATCTGATTTAACGATGTCAGAAAAATTTTTGGAATCGTCTTTAAATGCTTGCTCAATACCACTTCTTAAACTAGCGGCTTGATCATTAAAACGTTTGTTTTCAACGTTGACTGTATAAGATAAATGAAAGTTAGTACTCATAAGTTTAAGTTTTCCTTGGTGATATGAAAAATAACAGCCTGAACAGGCTAATTAGTGATAGGTGCATGACTCTCCTAGCACAGTTTTACTTAATTGGGGCTACATGCTAGTAGTTAAAGGTTAGTGCGTTAATTTAGTTCAAAAATAAGACATAGATCACTATTTTATGTTATTAGTGGACAGTGGGAGATAAACACGATGGCTAAACCGGATTGGGGAACGCTACAACAACAGTTCCTCGCCGCTCATGCCGAATCAGGGATATCCCCGAAAGAGTGGTGCGAAGAACAAGGGTTAAAATACTCAACTGCTAAGCGCTACATTAAGATTGCGAATAGTAGTGCTAATTCGCAAAAAAAAAGTGCGAATAAGACTGCGAATTCGCAGAAGAAAAAATGCGCAAAAGAGCCAGTGCGCAAAAGTGATATACCAACTGCGCAGAGTAGAGAACATGATAGTGCGCACGATGATGAAAATACCTTTGATGTGCGCAACTACGGGCTTAATGACTCACAAGTCAAATTCGTTAACGAGTATCTTATCGACTTAAATCGAGCTGCTGCATATAAGCGAGCCGGTTATAAAGGCGAAGGCAATACAGCTTATGTAAATGCTACTCGAATGCTAAGAAATGCTAAGGTTTCAAGAGCAATCGCGGACGCGCTAGCAGAACGAGAACGTAGAACCGAGATAACCCAAGATGCCGTATTAAAAATGTGGTGGGATATTGCAACTGCAGACGTAAATGAGCTAACCGAATATCGTCGATTATGTTGTCGCCATTGTTGGGGATTTGGATTTAATTATCAGTGGCGTGATGCGGTCGAATATTAAGATGCTGTGAAAAAAAACATGTTAGCCAATAAAGCGCCCCGGTAATCCCCCCGAAAAATCGGTGTATTAATAAGTAGAATTTTCTTGTAATCTGAACTGAGGAGATCTCTATGAAAAAAGCACGTTTTACCGATAGCCAAATTATCACCATCCTTAAGCAAGCTGAGGCGGGAACGCCTGTTTCTGAACTGTGCCGCGAACATGGTATGAGCAACGCCAGTTTTTATAAGTGGCGCTCACGCTTTGGTGGGATGGATGCTTCCATGATGACCCGCTTGAAAGAACTGGAAGAGGAAAATCGCCGCCTCAAAAAAATGTATGCAGAAGAAAGGTTGAAAGCTGAGATCATTCAGGAAGCTATGGCAAAAAAGTGGTGAAGCCATCGCATCGAAAGCGGATGGCGCAAGAAGCTGTCAAAATACGGAATATCAGCGTACGTTTTGCCTGCCAGTTATTTGTAGTGAGCGAAAGTTGCTATCGTTATCAAGCTAAACTGAGTAAAGAAAATGAAGCAATAGCTGACTGGCTGATACGCATCACTGATAGCCAGCGCCACTGGGGATTTGGCTTGTGCTTTTTATACCTTCGAAACGTAAAAAACTTAAGATTTAACCACAAAAGGGTTTACCGAATTTATTGTGCGTTGTCACTGAACATGCGAATAAAGCCGAAGAAACGCCTAAAACGGGATAAGCCCGAGCCACTGACGGTACCCGAAACGAGCAATGAATGTTGGTCAATGGACTTTATGCATGATCAACTGTCGGATGGGCGCTCAGTCCGTTTATTGAATATCATCGATGATTTTAATCGTGAAGCATTAGCTATTGAAGTGGATTTTTCCCTGCCGGCGAGTCGGGTTGTAAGAGTACTAGAGCAACTTATTGAGTGGAAAGGAAAACCGGTTTCCATACGCTGTGATAATGAGCCAGAATACACCAGTAATATATTGATATCATGGGCTAATCTGCAAGATATCAAAATAAACTTTATCCAGCCAGGTAATCCGCAGCAAAATGCTTACATTGAGCGTTATAATCGGACAGTCCGCTATGAGTGGTTAGGGCAATACTTGTTTTCATCACTGGATGAATGACAAGACTATGCTACACGGTGGCAATGGTTTTATAATCACGAACGGCCGAACATGGCGTTGAATGGCTATACCCCAATGCAACATCTACAACGAATGACCTGATTCTACTTATAACCTCGGTTAAAAACGGGGGATTACCGCACCACCAAGACGAATCCGCAGAAATCCCCCCCTCACTAATTAGCGAATTAAGCGCGCTGTACGCCACTGTAATCAGCGCAAAAATAATTGCTGCTGTGGCATGAATAATTGATTTTAACGCCTCTGTGACGCTGAGATTTTGCGGACGGATAATTAACAATAAACATGTCGCCGCGCAATCGTAGCCCCGCCACGCCTGCCCACTAAATAGGTCGGTTTTCATGCAGGTGCAAGAGATCGTCAGAACCGCGCTAGTGCAGGCGCTTTACGCAGGTCACGATCCTTGTTTAATCTTGCAGAATGGGGCAGAGAATTGCGGAATTTATGATGAAGGTTATGGTGATAAAAATTATTTACAGTATTATTTCATGTTTTATAATTTACTTTATCTCATAAAATACTAGGTAGTATCTTAATTCATTATTTACTACAAAACTATGTAGTTAGGCTTCTTAAAATAAAAAGACTAGTTACACATATTTAAAGGATTGATTATGCGTTTAAGTAAAGTTCGGGTACAAAATTATCGTAGCATTATTGATACTGGTGAATTTGATGTGGATGAGTTTAAAACAATTTTGGTTGGCCCAAATGAGGCCGGGAAAACGGCTATTCTCCAAGCCATTCAACAAATAAATCCCCCTAAAGAGATGAAGGGGTTTAAACCGCTTCGTGACTATCCTAGAGCTGAATACACCAAAATCAGTAGGGGAGAGCTAAAACCTGAATATATCAAGGTAGTGACTGCAACTTTTAAATTAGAAGAGTCTGATTTAAAGCACGCACCTGAAAAATTAAGAAATCAAGAAATTAGTTATGTTATTACTCGATATATGGATAATCATGCAACTCATAATTTACTTGGGGTGCAATCACTACTTTATGGCGAAGTTAAAGATAACCTAAGAAGAATAGCTCATTATTTAGATAGTCTTCTTGAGGATGAAAATAATAAAACCTACACTGATAGCCTTACTCAGATAACGAGTGGTTTTACTGAAAACAAAAACTGTCTATTGAAAATATTAGAACACTATTAGAGTGGCTTGAGAATAATTTCACATTAATTGATGAAGAAAATGAAAAAGAAATTAAACGCCATAAAGAGATCGAAGATAAATTAAGTACTGAAATAGAAAAAGATAATTTTCTTTCGTATCTTTGGGATAATAAACCTACTTTTGTATTATATAGCAACTACTTCCGAGTTAAGCCTATTATTCATTTGGAGAACTTAGCTAAACGCCTGACCTCAAACATTATGGATGATGACTCTTATGATTATGGTAATAGTTGCCTACTTAGTTTGCTTGGGTTTACAGCTGAGGAGCTTTCTGAACTCGGAAAAGTATCAGAATCTACCAACAACTCAACTGAATTAAATATGGATGCTTATCGCGAAAATTTAGATAGGCGTAGTTATGAACTAAATGCTGCTAGTGTCGAGTTAACTCGTCAAATAATTAAAGTATGGAATCCTGAAGATAATAAAGCTGAAGCTAGCAGGCTTAAATTAGTTGCAGATGGACAATATCTCAAAGTAGTGGTAGAGGATAATATTGGTGTTGAAGTTGAGCTAGACCAGCGTTCCGAAGGATTTCAATGGTTAGTTTCCTTTTTTATAGTATTTTTTGCAGAAGCAAAAGGAAAGCATAAAAATACTATTTTACTTTTAGATGAACCCGGGGTAAGCCTTCACGCTTTAAAGCAAAGAGAATTTAGAAAGACAGTTTCACTACTTTCTGAAAATAATCAGACATTATACTCAACTCATTCTCCATTTTTAGTAGGGCCGGATGAACTCGATAAAGTAAGAGTTGTTGAATTGACCGATAGAGCTATTGGCACTAAAGTTCATACAACAATATCTTCTAGTGATCCTGCTGCATTATTACCATTGCAAGAAGCTCTTGGTTATGACCTAGCTCAAAGTCTATTTGCTCATCAACGTAATTTAATCCTAGAAGGATTGACAGATTATTGGTATATCGAAGCAATTTCTAACTTATTGAAAGATGGAGGAGAGAAGTTTTTAGATGACAAGATAGCTCTTGTGCCAGCTAACACAGCTAGTAAAATAGTTTATTTCGCTACAATTTTAACCTCACATAATCTTAAAGTGGCAGCTTTGCTTGACTCCGATAATGCAGGAGATCAAGCTGCAAAACAGGAAGTTTTAGTTCATCGTCTTGGTAATAAAAGAATTCTTCGTACTTCTGATTTTACTAGGCCTAAGATTGATAAAGCTGAAATTGAAGACCTACTTAGAGATACATTAGTTCAAATTGCAAAAGATGAGCTTAACTGGGATATAACAACATCTTTTTCTGGCGCCATTGATAAGCCGATTATTAATATATTCCAAAAGGAAATAGGCAAAGACTTCTCTAAGTATAAGTTAGCAAAGGCATTTTTAAAATGGTCACGAGACCATTCAATCACTAATTTAACTAAAAATGAGATTCAAGGTTGTACTAACCTAATTAACGCTATTAATTCAGCCCTAAAATAATTAATTAAAGATTTCTGACTCATTATTCATGAATAATAGTGGGTCAGAATTATTTTACTAATTTATTAATTCGAGCTAATACATTCACACACCTCTGCCTATATTTCCTACTAATCGCCTCTCTCTGCGCTTCTAACTCCTGCTTTTGCAGCCCTTTCCCATACTCATTTAAACTCAATCTCAACCTATCCCCGTCAACTTTTATAAAATGTAGGCCATCACTTACGCCTAAACCATTAATGAACATTGTTTTAATCTGTGGAATATCGAAATTAATGCCGACCTCATTAGCAAAAGTAACTATTTTCGACTGAATTTCTTTATCACCCTCATTTAATTCAATTCGTGATACTTGCCGCTGTTGTCTACCCTGTGATATTTCGGCTCCTGCTGCGTTCTGAGCGTCTGTTTCAATAAAGGCAAAACCGTATTCCTCTATGTTGCATACTTCACCAGAGCAGTGCTCTGGCTCGTAAAATTGCACATCTGATAGATTGGATGTGATCCGCGATCTACAGTTATTGACAGGACTCCGAGGCGCGCCGATGGCGCTTTTTAAAAGACCATCGCCCGCAGCATCGGTGTTTTTCTTCACAATCTTGTATTGCCTTTCACGCGTTTTGAGTGTTGGTTTGCCGGTTGCGAGCTGGTTATAAATACCTACAACTTTCTGCACCTCTTCGCCGTATGTGTTTACATCACTGACTTCACGTGCAACTCGTATCGTTTCTTCTTTACGACGAATACATGGCCCACCTTGTGACATCACATATTCAAAGAAATCACCACCATCTGCTGCCGCACGTACGCGCTCCGCAACTTCGCCAAGCTGATCTGCAATAGAAACACCTCGCGGAAGCCGACGGCATTCACGATAAGCACCTTTTGAGGGAAGTTTGTAAAAATGAAATTGAGGTATGCGCCAAGTAGAAGCCCAAGCAGTAACCGCTGCCGCCATGCTTTTTAAATCTTTGCCGGTTTCGTGGTCTATCTCGCCATCAAGCGCATAACCATCAATATTTTTTGCAATATATTTGGCTATGTAACCTACGGCACCACCGCGATTCATGTGCTTACATTTGAAACGGTATTTATGTGCGCCGGCCTCATCACCATCTTCTTTCAAAGCACGTTTACGCATAATATCAATTGCGTCCGCCCGACTGGCTTTATCAACAAATAACAGCATATGCCAGTGGGGTGTTCCGTCATGATGCGGCTTGACAACACGAACACCATAAACATCAATATTGTTATCATTAAAGGCTGAACGAATACGCGACCAAACTTTGACTAAATATTGTTGCCCGTCTTTTGGTGTGTAAGCTTCATTTTTCCATTTACCATTAAGCGCAGCGATCACGTCTTTCTTACGCTTACGCAGTTTTGTTGGATGATATTTAGAAGGGCAGGTCCTGGTAATAAACATACCGATATCGCCACGTTCTTTCGCTACACGTTCAATGCCGGCCATTTGCGCCATTAATTCCATGCGACGAATTTCAGGGTTTGAAACACTTGCCATCACTTTATCGAACAGATCAAACCGCTCACCCGTTTCAACGTCTTCAATATCCATGCCTTGTAAATACTGCATATTAGATAAACGTTGCGCTTGCACAGCTCGAATGGCTTGTTTACTGGCGTAGGGGTTGCGATTCTGGCAAACATCCATATTTGCGATCAT